CCTATCTCTGCATATTGTGCAAAAGGTGTATGTATCAAGAGAAAATTTGGTATAGGAAGTAATCGAGATACACACTGGCCACAGTTATCAAATTTAATTAAAATAACTTACAGACCAGAACCAGAATATTTTTTTGATGTGGAGTTAGGTAACAACGATGTAGTGCAGGTGCATGCAAAAAACATAAGTCGTATGGATGAAGTAAAACAAATGCGTAAACTGGTAGCTGATAGTACAAGTATCTTTCCACCAATAATAAAACAAAATGAGTTTCAAAAAATACTTGAGGGATTGTGGGCAACTAAAAAAGATATGCCACCACCTATAGGAACAAATCCTATAGAAATTTTAAAAGAAGCTTTGATAGAATATGTAAATGGACCAGAGGCTACCACCAACACTGCGTTTGAAAGTGGATCAGTATTAATAGAAGAAGATCATTACTATTTTATATTTCAAAAATTTTATGAAGAATTAAAACGAGGAGACTGGACTCAAAAAAGAGATAGGACAGCTCACTTGATTCGCCAACATTTTAAGGGAGACTTTGATTGTAAAAAAAGATTTCCTAAAGGCGATAATAAAGAATCTTTTCCACAACTTAGAGTATTAAAATTACCGATAGAGGGATTAGAGAAAGAAGAAACACCAGACGAAAAAGTAGAAATAGAAGATAAAAAGGAGATAGTATGACGAAAAAAATACCAAGCGTATGTGTATCATTACCTGCGTACGATCAAATGCACGTTGCAACATGTTTATCATTAATAAAACTTTTTGATAAATTTACTGTGGCTAAAATAAAAGCTACAATTAATACTTTTAAATGTCCATATGTTGGTTATGGCCGAAATGTATTAACAGCTTTGTTCTTAGATTCAGATTATGATTATCAATTATTTGTAGATGCAGATGTAGAATTTGAACCTGACGTAATAGGTAGAATGATTTTATCTGAAAAAGATTTTATTTGTTGCCCGTACAGAAAGAAGACACAAGACAACTCTGTAAAGTATTCAGTTAATTTTGAAGACTATCAAAATATAAATATTGATAGTAAAGGAATTACAGAAATAAAAAGAGGTCCGGCAGGTTTAACTTTAATACATAGAAAAGTGTATCAACAATTAATGGCTAAACATCCTGAGTTACATATTAAAAATTACAGTGCCATATCTGAGTCAGCAGCAAAGTATCTTTATAATTTTTGGGATACAGAATTTAAAGACAATACCTGGTTAGGTGAGGATGTAAAATTTTGTGATTTAACAAGAGCAGCTGGATTTAAATTTCATGCTTTAGTTGATGGAGAAACAACACATCATGGAACATTTGGTTATAAAGGAAAATTAGTAGATACATTTCAAAAATCAAATGGCAAAGCTGACTAAAATTTTTGGTCCACCTGGCACAGGTAAGACTTACAGATTACTTCAAAGGGTGAGAGCATATGTTCGAACTGGTACTCCATATCACCAGATTGGATATTTTGCTTTCACTAAAAAAGCCTCTGGGGTAGCGCGTGATAGGGTGGGAGTATCGGAAAAACAAGTTCCATACTTCCAAACTATCCATGCGTTTTGTTTTCACCTTTTGAGTATGAACGAAGAGCAAATTATGCAGCCATATAATTACGAAGAAATAGGAAAACTTTTAGGCATTCGCGTAAACTATTCTGATAAATATAATGAAGAACAAACACATTATCTAACTTGTAACAATCCATACTTTCAAATGATAGGTAAAGCTATCAACCTAGACATAGACATAAAAGAATTATTTAATAGAAACGAACATGATAGAAAAGTTATTGATTGGGGTTCTTTGAAAAACATAGCCAGCACTTTAAAAGAATACAAAAGAATAAATGAGATAATGGACTTTAATGATTTAATTAAAACATTAATAGAAAAGGAAGACAAGATTCCAAAATTAAAAGCTATTTTTATTGACGAAGCACAAGACCTATCTCCATTACAATGGAAGTTAGTTGACATATTAAAAAATAAAACTGAACATATGTATCTAGCTGGTGATGATGACCAGGCTATCTATGCGTGGGCCGGGGCTGATGTTAATAGATTTATTACAGAACCTGGTAGAGAAATAATTTTAAAACATTCAAGACGTATATCAAAAGCTGTACAACAACAATCTGAAATACCCATTAGTCGTATAGCAGGCATCAGGAAACATAAAAAATATTTACCAAGACCTGTGGAGGGATCGGCACAACACATAAATAATCTAGGCCAGGTTAATTTAAAAGAGGGTAACTGGTTAATTTTATCTAGAACTAAAAGTAATTTACTTACAATTATGGAAGAACTTAGACGTAAGAATTTATATTATCAAAGTAACAAAGGCAAAAGTTTTACAGTTGGAATTTACAACGCAGCAGTGGCTTATACAAAATGGAAAACAGAAGAAGCTTTAGAGCCATCAGAAATAAATGATATACGAGATTACATACCTAATGCAAAGTTTTGGAATAAAGATAAAGAATGGTATGATGTGTTTACTGCAGCTCCACACAAAGAAGTTTTATATATTAGAAATATGTTAGCAGATGGAGAAAAATTAAATGGCAAAGCAAGGATATTTGTATCTACCATTCATGCAGCAAAAGGTGGAGAAGAAGATAATGTAATTTTATCTTTACATCAAAGCAGTAAAGTTCAGAAAGGAATCAAACAAAGTGTTGACAAACAAGATGAGGAGCATAGAGTGTGGTATGTGGGCATTTCGAGAGCAAGAAATAATCTATATAAATTAAAAGCTAAAAAAGTTATAAAGGAGTATAAACTATGAGTGATGTGTGGGATAAACAACACGGAGGAAGTCACTATCAAAAATATAAAATACAACCTAGCAAGTTTGTTGTAGAGAATGAAATATTATATCCGGAGGGATGCGCAATAAAATATATTATAAGACATAGAGACAAAGGAAAAAAACAAGATTTATTAAAAGCAATACATTTTATAGAAATGATAATAGAAAGGGATTATGGAAAGAATAGGTCAAAATAAAATATTAAACAGTCATGGTGAGTGGTTAAGAAATAATGGCTATTACAAAGAAGCTAAAGAATGTTTTAAAAAAGCTGAGGAACTAACAAACAAAAGGAAACAATATGAAGCTACCAAGCTACATGCAAGCTCAAACAGAATGGGTAATGCATACAGAGTACCCAGATCTGCGTGATCACGATGAGATTGCAATTGACTTGGAGACAAAGGATACATATTTAAAATCATTAGGATCAGGTGCAGTCGTAGGACGAGGAGAGGTTGTAGGAATTGCAGTGGCTGTTCAAAATGGTTCTTGGTATTTTCCTATTGCTCACGGCACGGGTCCAAACTCTGATCGAGATAAAACTTTAGAATGGTTTAAAGATATTTTAAGTTGTCCGGCTACAAAAATTTTTCACAATGCAATGTACGACGTATGTTGGATACGAAAATTAGGCTTAAATATCAATGGTTTAGTGGTAGATACCATGGTTGCATGTTCACTCCTAGACGAAAATAGATTTTCATACACACTCAATACTTTGTCTTGGCATTTTTTAAACAAAGGTAAAAATGAAAGAGCTTTGAACGAAGCTGCAAAGTCAAGAGGACTAGATGCAAAAGCTGACATGTGGCAACTACCTGCGAGTGAAGTTGGAGCCTATGCAGAAAAAGATGCGGAGTTAACTTTTGAACTTTGGCAACATGTAAAAAAATTAATTGTTGAAGAAGACTTACAAGATATATTTAATCTCGAAACTGATTTGTTTCCCTGTCTAGTCGATATGCGTTTCCTAGGGGTGCGGGTAGACGTTGAAGCAGCCAATCAATTAAAAAAAGAATTATCCACCAGAGAAGAATTATTGCTACACCAAGTGAAAAAAGAAACAGGAGTAGACACTCAGATATGGGCTGCCAGATCGATTGCAACCGTTTTTGATAAATTGAAATTGCCTTACGATAAAACCGAGAAAACACAGTCACCTTCATTTACAAAAAATTTCCTCTCTAATCATCCTCACCCTATAGTTAAGATGATAGCACAAGCAAGAAAATTAAACAAGGTCAATACCACATTTATTGATACAATACTAAAACACGAACATGGTGGACGTATTCATGCAGAGATAAATCAAATAAGATCTGATGATGGTGGCACAGTAACTGGTAGATTCTCGTATCAGAATCCAAACCTACAGCAAATACCTGCAAGAGATCCGGACACAGGTCCACTAATTAGAAGTTTATTTATACCAGAAGAAGGTATGAAGTGGGGTTGTTTTGATTACTCACAACAAGAACCAAGACTTGTTGCACACTATGCATTACGTTTTGGTTTATCTTCTGTAAATCAAATTGCAGATTCTTATGACTCAAATCCTAAAACAGATTTTCACCAGATAGTTGCTGATATGGCAGAGATACCACGTAGTCAAGCTAAAGTAATTAATCTAGGATTGTTTTATGGAATGGGTAAAGCCAAGCTTCAAGCAGAGTTAGGTGTATCAAAAGATAAAGCATCTGCATTGTCAGAAAGATATCATACACGTGTACCTTTTGTAAAACAGTTGATGAATAAATTAATGAACGCTGCATCGAACAAAGGTAAAATAAAAACTTTACTAGGTAGACGTTGTAGGTTTCCAAAATACGAACCCGTATTACGTGGTGACGATTGGGGTAAGTATGTGCCACCAGAAGATCATGAGAGAATGTTAGAACTTCAACAAATGGGACCAACACTCCTAGACGAAAATGGTAACGATACAGGTAAAAAAAATTACTGGCACAATAACGCTGCACGGAGAGCATTTACTTACAAAGCATTGAATAAATTAATTCAAGGTAGTGCAGCTGATATGACAAAGAAAGCTATGTTAGAATTACACAAAGAGGGCATCACACCACATATACAAGTGCATGATGAACTTGATATATCAGTCACCAATGATTTGGAAGCTGCTAAAATAAAAGACATAATGGAAAATGCAGTTGACTTAAAGATACCTAATAAGGTAGATTATGAAGCGGGCCCTAACTGGGGCTCAATAAAATGATTGACTATGGCTTACTTAAATGCAAACATACCAGTAACTTATGCACAAATAAGAAGGGAGTATTTGTATGACCTTACCAGACATCATGGAGAAGTTGAAGATTGTGTTATCTTCGGCCTATCGAGTATCACGGGAAAGTCTATCCTATTTCATGCGATTATGGAAAATGGGGCTGTCTTTTATCGTCTACCGATTAGTGCCTTCATCCAAAGAGGTTTTAAGCCGGAAGAAGTTCCTAGGCGTAGACTTGATGAGCTTCAGCTCTGGAATTGTTTTAGTTATTATCCTGCTGTTACTTCTTGGGATATCCTAGACGGACAAGCTGGTAAATACATCGGCAAAGATAAAAAATGGCATCCAGGTAAATATTTATTTACGGTTGACTTTGCACATCCAGAGAGTAACATAGTAGATACCGATCATTCGGAGATACCGCACGAACACAAGTGCGCACATATATTAGCATTAGATGATGGTAATTATGCTGCACAACCAAACAACAGAATTATATGGGACATACCATCTTTTACAGTCAAGGATAATATACCTGACTGGAAAGTCCAAACGAGTGAGTGGAACGTAGAAGACACTCGTCAATGGAGAACGGAAGACACTGATAACTTTTTCTACGAAATTGAGGAGAAAAAAACATGAGTATAAGATATGCACAACCAACTAACGTTTGCATAATCTGTGGTATCCGAACAAGAGGATTACCTTGTCCTACATGTAATGTAGAAAAACAAGCGGAGGATAGTAAAATGAAAAAATTATGGAATAGAATTGTTAGCTGGTTATTTAGCTGGCAGAAAAAATAATGAGTAAAAAACCACTCAACATTTCAGAATCGGCAGCCGTCCAGATGCCTATGAAGACGGTTGCCAGCCTGATTTTGCTCGTCGCAGCCGGCGTGTTCGCATACACGGAGCTGACGGCCAGGTTAGTTTCACTGGAGACATCACGTGAGCTTTTTCAAAATGATTTGCTTAAAAAAAGTGAACAGGTACCCGTCGATCAGGAGCAGATATTTTTAATCGAGGATCTCTATAAGACTGTAGAGAAAATGGAACAGACTCAAGAGATGAACATGACTAACAAAGTTAATATACAATTTTTAAGAGAACAGTTAGATAAAGCACTAGCTGATATTGAAGAGTTAAAAGATAAAGTAAGGGAAAACGGAAAGAATTATTAAATGACTGGTTTATTTTTTATAGGTTCTGTGGTTTCAATTATTATATTATACATACTAATTAATGTGAGAAAATATGACTGAGTTAGTGGTAGCCCTACTTATGATTGTACAAGGAGAGATCAAGGAAGCGCGTATACAAGAGTCTATGTCTGAATGTTTAAAAGGCAAAAGAGTCGCTCAACGTGGTAATTTGACAGGACATGTCAAGTATCAATGCATAAAATCTATGGCAGAATTAGAGTCAAATATTGATGGATCTTTATCAATAAAAAAGTTAATATTAAAATAATGAATCTTTCACGTAACTTCACTTTGTCAGAGCTTACCAAATCAGATACTGCTATACGTAAGGGCATCAACAACAATCCTAGTGCAGAACAAGTAGAAAAGTTAAAAGCATTATGTGAAAATATTCTCCAGCCAGTACGTGATCACTTTGGCAGGGTAAAGGTGACGAGCGGTTTCCGTAGCGTAGCACTGTGCGAAGCGATTGGAAGTTCAGCTCGATCGCAGCATGCCAAAGCTGAGGCCGCAGACTTCGAATGTATTGGCGTCGACAACGCTGAATTATTTGATTGGATTAAATCTAATCTTTCACCAGATCAATTGATCCTCGAGTTCTACACTCCAGGCGAACCCAACTCGGGCTGGATCCACTGCAGCTGG